GTGTCTCAAGTTCCTTCACGTCAAACCTCTCTTCAGTCTCTAGCGGCGCGAGGACGCCATCTGCCCATTCTAGGACGCGCTGCGTGCCATTCTCTGCTGTGGGATCAACGCCCCACAGATAGGCGGCAACAGCGCCTGGTCCTGGGAAGTCTTCGTCGTCTGGATTGTTGTTGCGCGGTACGCCTTCCCAGTCGCCACGGTGTCGCAGAATCCACGCCCGCATCCTCGTCACCTTGTCATCCTCGACTTGTCCAGCGCGCAGCTGACGCGCCTCTTCAATCGTCTGGTCGGTTAGTCCGTCACCGGCGAAGCCGTTGCGCTCGTAGGTCAGACCCTTCTCAGCGGCCTCTTGGATGTATTGCGGCACGTCAATCAGGATGCGCGCCTCGTCCTGCTCGCCGTCGTCTTCGCCGCCATCGTCAGGCTCCCAAGCATTGCAGTAGTAGGCGCCGCTCACGTAGTCATCCCACTTCTCGCAGTACGCCTTGTCGCCTTGAATCTTTGCTTCGTTGTAGAAGACGCAGTTGCCGCAGGCGCGGCCTTCTGGCACATCTGGCGAGAGTGCAGGTCGGTAGTTGTCTGGAAGGACGCGCGCGGCTGAATAGTCGCCGCCTGGCTCAATGCCTTCGGCTAGCGAGACCGCAACCATCTGCGCGACCGCTGCATCTTTGGTGTCGTGGCATCCGATCACTTCGCCGTCATCCTTGACTGTCGCCCAACCCGCGCAGCCCTCGGCTGTGTCTGTGACGAAGTACGGCATCAGGCTTGCGGCTCCGATTCGCCAACGACGCCGATGTTCAGTGGCTTCCAGTATTCGTCGCCGGCTGCGCCGATTGGCGAGCGATCTTCAAGCGAGCGAACTTCGTTGATGCTCAAGAAGCCGTTGTTCAGTGCGGTGCTGTAGGAGTTGTATCGCTCCTGCGTGGTGGCGCGGAGCAGTCCGTCCAGCGTGAACTTCAAGAAGGTCTGCTGGCTGCCTGGCACGATGCGCTGGAACGAAGCCTCAAGGTTGGCGATGATTGGTCCGAGTCCGAGTCGCAGCCACTCAATGCCGATCAACTCGACCGAGGCGTAGGACGTGTTGCCGCCTGGGTACTGAAGCATATGCAGCGGCACGCCGTAGATGCGAGCGATGGCTTCCACGCCGTAGTGCAGCGTCTCTACGAGCTGCAGGTCGCTGATTTTTGCTCCGAGTTGCTGATAGTCTGCGCCGCCAGTTAGTACGGCCACGCGCCACGCCTTGTCCACCCCAGCGTGTCGGCGACCGAAGCCAGTGCGGAGTGCCTCTGCCTGATCCTGCGTCAGTTCGCCTGGAACCTTGATCAGCCCGCCGACGCTTGCGTTGTTCTCGTAGAACTTTGCGCTGAAGAGTTGTGTCGCAGATGCAAGTCCAAGCGTCACCTTGTGGTGCTCGATTGGTGACAGCCCGCGATGCATCTCGCCAGTGGCGAAGAGCGGGATGTGAATGATCTCGTCGGTGCCGAGGATTGCAACGCCCTCAACGGTCTCAATGTGATAGACAGGCACGCCCATCTCGCCAGTCCTGATCTCTACCTTCTGAGGATCAAGGACTCGTGTCTCAATGACGTTGCCTGACGTGTCGCGTAGGCAAAGCACGAACGCATTGCCGTCAAGCAACAGCGACGAGACGACGCGATGCTTGAACTGGAACGCGCTGTAGTTCGGGTTGTTTGGAATCGGCACGTCCATCCAGCGCGGTCGCGGACGGTATGGTCGGCGCGTTCCGTCAATGCGGATGTAGGTGTCCCACGGCATTGCGGCAACCGTGTCGGCGTACAGCTTGACGGCTGCGTAGACTGCGCCGATAGACGTGGCGTTTTCTTGCGTGACGACAACACCAGCTGCGCCTGTCTGCGCCTCCTGGACGAGCCACTGGCCGCCGATGAATCGCTTCTCTTCTGGCTCGCTGCGTCCGAAGACGCGATCAAGAATGCCCATCAGTCTCCCTACAACTCAATCCACTCGACCTTAGCCCTGGGCTTAGGTTCAACTAGCAGGGACTTTACACCCTGAAAGGCGACCACCGATGCGATTGCGGCGTCAATCTTATCAGGGCTGGACTTGTACGCCTTCCCCAACACAGTACCGTATCGCGTCTGCTTAGTATGAACGTTGCCGATGTGCCGAGCGATTAGTGGATCGCCGTCGTGCCTAAGGCCTTCTCCTGTCGCAACGGCGGTGAAGAATCGGTCGCAGGCTGGACCCATACGCTCAAGTGATGAGGTCGGAAAGATGGCGACTCTTGCTCCGTACCGTTGCGCCCATTGCTCGATTTCAGTCTGCCACCCTGGGGGGTCGCAGAAGAGCGTGGCGTCGTAGGTCTGCATCGCGTGATCAACAGCCGCATCAACCTCGGCTCGCGGCACTGTCCACTCAGGGTCGCGGGTGTTTCGCTCCCAAGTCTTGATGTGAAACAGATAGCCGTCCAGCGTGCAGCCGACGAGCGACGAGGCGTCACGAGAGTATGAGCCGTCCATACCGATTGCGATGCGGTCGCCTGGCTTTGGCGCTTGGGCGAGGTCCTTGAGTTTCATCCATTGATCAAGCCCGATCCAGCGGTCTGGCGGCTGGACAAAGAGGTTCAGGTGGTAGCGCATCATCTCGTGGCGTGGGATCTCGGTGGCTCGTGCGACAAGTCGGTCAATGTCCACGAACGCTGGCGCACTAGGGTTTGATTCCTCTAGTGCTTCTCGCCATCCAGCCTCTGTCTCGTAGTCGTGTCCCTCACGAGCCGCCCACCACTCTGCAAGGAAGGATGGGTCACTAACTTCGCCCAGACTGATCTTCTTGGCGTAGGTGAGCAACCGCCCGAGCAGGGTGTTCTCGTCAGACCCTGCCGTGGAGATGTTCAGCTCAAGCGCCTCTGCGCGCTTGGCGAGAGAGTTAGATAGAACGAGATGCACGCGCTCTTTGTTCCCAGTCCACTCGTGCAACTCGTCTGCGATGAAGCACGTCGGACGGCCGCCGTCGTTGGTGCCTGCCGCAGCAGCCACGCGGTACATACGCCCTGGTCCATCCTTGCGAAGAATCTCAGTGTCGTAGACCTCAAAGTGCTTGGCGAGCGGACCCTGCGTCAGCATTATGCGAGCGGTTCCGAACAGCAGGTCTGCCTGCTCGAATGAAGCAGCAGCCACTGGGATGTTGGCTGCGAGTGGTGCCTTCGGTCCTGCTAGTTCAGCAAGAGCGATGGCTGCAAGGAGTTCGGTCTTGCCGTTGCCCTTCGGGGTGCCAAGCAGTGCGCGGCGCACGAGCCTCTTGCCTGTAATGGCGTCGTACTCGTAGAGCCTCCAGATAAAGGCACGCTGCCACGGCTCTAGCCTGAATGGGTCTCCGAACTTATCGCCTTCACCGTGAACGAGATTGGTCTCAATCCACCGGCAGATCAAGCCACCCCAGCTAGGCGGTGGCGGTGTCGGGATCGGACTGCTGTAGAGCGGCCTCTTCTGGCTCGGCTTCGGTGATGCGGCGAGGGTCCTCTTCCTCGCCTTGCTCGATGCTGGCTGCGTAAGCGATTCTGGCATTCAGTTCCTCAAGGCTCCTCGCGGCTTCGCTGAACTGGATACCCAGTTGCAGACCTGACCGTGGGTTCAAGCCTAGCCGATCCTCTAGCTGCCTGATCTCAGCATCGGCTGCTGTCCTCTGTCGGTACATTGGATTCACGACTGGCTGCCCTTGCGATCCAGCCACCATCGGCTCTGCGCGAATGAACGAGTCCATCCGCTCGCGCTCGTCGTACAGCCCGAACAGCCGCTCGACTGCTGGACGCTGGGCTGGCGCGACCAGCGAAGCGAACGGCGATGACCAAAAGGTCAGCCAAGATTCCTTCCAGCGGTCGCTCAGATGCGCCGGTGCAAGAGGCAAAGCGTCTTCAGCGATTGGGATTTGTGCCAGCACGCCGACGTCCTTCGTGCCTCGGCCTTGTCTGCGTTCAGCAGATTTCTTGACTCTCACAAAAAAACCTCACAGTCCTACAGGACTTTACCGCAC